CAAAATATATCGTATCAACATCAATTCCTGCCTCTTGTATTCTATGCAGGGAATGATATGTGGTAAAGATTAACTTATTAAACCTATAACTTTCATCATGCCATTGTCTAATAACATCCGAATCAGTGGTACTAAAATGTTTAGTTTTGCCACTATGTACATGCAAGACTTTATGCTTTAACAAAGGATGTGTCTTGAGATATTCTAAAAAATCCTGACACAATTGTTGTGCTAATAGTATTCTAGGAGCAACAACTACAATGGTTTTTCTATCAGGATTCTTTAGAAATATATCCCATTTGCAACTATTAAATGCCTCTTGAGCATTATTAATTGCAACCATAGTTTTACCACTTCCAGTAGGCATAATAACCTGACCTTTAGTGTTACTTTGCAAAGCATAAACCGCACTCTTTTGGTGTGGTCTAAGTGTAATCATATCAAGTAATAATCATAATGTAAGGTCAATTTAAGGGTAACTAACTTTTATTTTGAAATCTCCCTTTATTGAAGTTTGCATAAGCAAAATCTTCTCTATCAACTAATTTTATTATACCATACTTAGTGACCATAACAAAACCTTCACCCTTTATTTCTATACCATCGTTATAACATTTGGGTGCATCACCAACTATAAAACTATCCATTAAATCATTCTTGATATCTATTATTATTTGATACAGATTAACAAGATGATTACAACCTAAGATATCATACAAGTTAGCATCACTTAACTCAATACCTTCCCTTATAAGGTTATTAATTGCCATCTTAGCAATTTTTGTCTCTTTAGGGGTCAAGAATGTGACTCTATCTGTATTAATTGAGGGAACATCTTTGCCCTCATATACTCTATCAACAGTTGGTTGAATATACTTAACATCCTCACTATCAGCAAATGTTGTTAACAATGGACTAGAAATTACATCCCTTAAATCTGGATCTCTTCCAAAAATGAATTTATCCGCATTAGCAGGGATGTTGTATTCTGTATGGGGTGCAATGATAATCTTTTGCTTAACTATCTCAGGGAAACTATAAGTTAAGGTGTTAGGTCTATAGATATTAGATCCACCAAATCCGATGAAATCTGCTTGAATAATTTCATTATTTCTGGGAAGATATAAGAGACAAGCAGTAAGAACCTCAATCAAACTTGCATGGGTTCTTTTATCATACTTCTCATTTATATCCTCTACAGTATAACATACCATATTTTTTACTTTATTAAATACACTCTTTGTGCCGACAAAAAACCTCCCATTGTTAGGATGAATCCCATACACAATGGAAGGAGCACCATCAATCTTTTGTGAAATATGTGCTGTAGAATATAAAGCATCAAACACCTCTAAATTACCCTCAAGAATCATATCTTCTGGATGTTCAATGTGTAGATTCTGCATAATAAAAAGTTCTTTCACTAATAGGTCAATTTCAAGGTAACTAACATATAGTCACAGTATTTTCATAAGGTAGAGAATTTAATACTTCAAATCTCTTTTTAAATGCACCAGTATCTAATCTAGGAAATAATGATACATTCTTATATAATATTCTAACAGATGGAGTATCTTTCCACGTGGTATATGATACACTTGGTGATATTCTACCACCCTTATTTCTCTTAATATCTCTACTTTCTCTCAACTGATTTATTATCTCATTTACTCTAACTTCAGCAACATATATTAATTGACCACTATCTGACCATTCATTTACTAAACAAACCCAGTCTAATTTCTTCTCTATTGAATATTCACCATCAGGAAATACAATATTCGGACCACTCTTATTATCTACAGGTGTACCATCAGGTTTATATCCATCTGGAAAACCTGCACCACCATAAGAAGGTTCATAACCAAAAATTGAGCATACAAAATCTTCTCTTAACTTGTTATTGTCAAGAGATAAATGTTTCTTTAGTAGATCAACTACTGACCTTAATTCATCAGGTGGTTCAGCAGTTTCTAACAAGTAGGATGCAAGTTTAGTGTCCATAATAATAAAAAAGATATAAAAAAAGGGGTCTTAATTGACCCCTTCTCTTCTAAACCTTAGCATCAGCAAGTTTTGCTAATGATTTAGACAATTTGTTGTAAGATTCAACTGAAAAGTCTACTGCTTTTACTACATAGGGAGCAGAGAAATGATAAACTTTAACCAAGTCTTTCCAGAGTTCTTGAGTCTCAAATTGATGAATTTCCCAACGAACTTTGAAATCTCCTGAATAATCTTCCCAAGTTAGGATAGGTTTTTCAGGTCTTGTAGCAGATTTAGGTGTTTCAGTCACTTTCAATTTCTCAGGAATTTGTGTGTATTTAGTCACAGTCTTCACTGGTTTTGGTTGTGACTTAACAACTGGTTTTTCTGCCTCTTGTTTATCAACTGCTGCTGCTATCCTTGCAGCAGTATTAGAGACTTTTGCAGATGATGTTCTTTTTCTTGATCTGGTTCTTGTTGAAGATGCCAATTTAGTTAATAATAAAGAACAAAGGTGAGTTAGGTCTTATCCACAACATTTAGTTTGCTACATTGCCTAACTCTTTTGCTATCCAAGGACTTACTCTGAGGATGCAACTACCCTTTCGTTAATGTTTCGGGGTCTTTTAAAGTTCTTTCGCTCATTTATTGCCTTGGGTCACTACTATGTCAATTTGGAGGTAACTAACATTTAATGAAATTATTTCTGTCTTACACTATTAATAATACACCATTTACCAACAGGATATCTATTTCTAATGAAATCCTCAATATATCTTCTATCTGCTAGATCAACTTCTTCTGTTATGTAATGCGATCTGTTTTGGTGGTCAGTATATCTTGCCTTGACAATGTATTGGGTCATGTACTCATTCTCTTGTGAACTCTTCCCATTATTTTAGTTTTTGCTTTCTTATCTGGATTCTGTCCAGTCTCTTTTTTATATCTTGCAATTTCTTGATCTTTCATAATATTCCTCAATTTAGTTTCACCTTTTCTATGAACTTTCATTCTTTCTTGACGAGTTAAACCAGAAGGTTTAGAAGGTTTATAGTTAGGATTAACTTCCTTCTTATCTTTTTTAACTGCTAATAATTCATCAGCAGTTTTAGTTTTAACACCTTTTTCTCTTGCCTTTCTTTCTAAGTATGCTTTCCTTTGTGCCTCTTTGGGTGTTAATTTAGCACTGCCTCTTTCTTGAGTTGGTTGTTGCTCTCTACCAGACTTTGCTCTTTGTCTATTAGTTTGTCCTATATCTTTTCTATCTTTATATTCTACAGGTTCAGTTTTTCCACCACCAACTGCTTTAGTCCTTCTAATTTCTGGTTTAGTTTTCTTTCTTTTTCTCTGTATTCTTCCACCTTCTCCAGACGTTGTAATTTGAGATCTACCCTGTACATCAGGATCATAAACCTCACAGATTTTCATAAATTGTGTAAATGAAAGTGTCATGGAAGGTGGAAACAATGCCATATAATATTTAGTTGTTTACCATCTAACAGGACAATCTAAATCTTCAACGTATGAAGAAACCTTCTCATTACCTTGAACATCTAGTAACTTTTCCCAATCAATATTATGGGGATTAAAATCTTCTTGAACTTCTAAGTCTAATGTTACTCTAAACTTAGATTTAGTGGACTTTGCGTAACTAACTGGCATGAGAATGACTCCTGTAGATTACTAATAAGCATTATAGGATGAAATAACCTAAAAAGTCAAGGGATGTGCAATAACTTATCCAACTGTCACAGTGTTAACACTATATATGGTATTTGTGTACTACACTATACTATTTCTTCTGTTTTATATCATATTCGATAACAATTTTCCTAGAAGTTCTACCAGAATGATCTAATGTCGTAAGATATGTTAAGTTAGCATCCAAATCTTTTGCAAGAGTTTCTAACACTTTCACCTGTTCAGATTCAATCTTCATTGTTTACTCTTTCCTCATAAAATACCCTATCCCCATAACCTATCATCACTTTTTTCCATCCTTCATCATCTTGTTTAAATGCTTCTATAATTGATTCTTTACCTTCATTAGTCGTCCAAGTTCTTTCATACCAATCTCTAATATCATTATAAGTATAACCTTCCTCTTTTATCCCTTCAATAAACTTAACTGTGGGATCAACTTGAACATCACCAGTAGTATTAAATCCTATAAAAAGATTCATTAACCACTTATAAAATGCCGTTAAAATATCCATTATCCTAATAAAATTACTAGTACTACAAGCATACCAACAAATGTAAATTGTGTCAATAGCATCATTAAGAAATTTCCTATAGTATTACCACTTTTCATGTGATTGGAAAAGATAATTTACCACGAACATAATCTATTTTTCCTACTCCATATAATGATTCCAATTTTCTCTTATTTTCCGTACTTAACATCTCTAATGCTTTTACAATTAATCCTAATTCATGCTCATGTAGCATGAAAGGATGATAGATACCATGATTATCATCGTGGATAGTTGCTTGTTTCATCCTAATCCTTCTATTTTATCTGGACATATT